TTTCTGGCTGTATCAATTCAATCCACTCGTAAGGTTTTCCATCTGCAACAGCATTTAACGGATATAAATAATAATCTGTATTAGCAACTAAAGCGACATCATCTGCAGACAAAGACGTAACACTTCGCAAGTCATCAATTTTTAATTTTGTCATACCTCTACCATCATAGTATCTCGTAACTGTAGTATCTGCATCATTGAAAACTCTTTTTTCAATAATTCCGCCACCACAAAAAGCTTCGATGTATTCTTGCGTCATCGCAATAATTGTATCCATAAAAGTTTGCAACGTAGCGTCTATCGTTACTCCGAGATACTGCTCTATTTCTGTTTTTGTTATATAAGCACTCATAGCTATATTTTACTACTTAATCTAATAATAATCTAGTATCTTGTATACAGGTTTGTGCGACTATATCCTGTATTATTTCTTCTAATTCTAACTAGAACTGCATATTGCAACGACTTCGTTACTGAATTGGTATCTCTTATAGAATACTTTAATGACTTACTGATATTTGCAGGAGCTTCAATTTTGTATGAGAGAGATTTTTGAATTGCAGATACAAGCTCGATAGTATATCTCAAATTTTTTGAAATAATTACGGGAGCTAGAATAACTGTATATTTTAGAACTTTTGGAATTGATACTTGGTCTACAATTATATACTGCAATGATTTAGTAATTGAGCTAGTGCTTCTAATTTCATAAACTAAAGATTTTGTAACTGAAATATCAGCAATTTTAATCGCGTATCTTAACGACTTCTCTATTGCTGAAGGAGTAATTTCAACTGTGTATTTGAGCGACTTTGTAATCTGGGACGGAGTTGCAACGGTAAGTTCTGGTTTTTTTTGATCTGCCATAAATTTTTATAAATTAAATACTAATAAATTTTCTATATCGAAGTCGGAAGTAACAAGTCGATCATCTGGCAATATGTAATTATATGAACATACGCCAGTTTCCTTATTCTTCCAACCGAATACATAGACCCTCTTTCTAATTTCACCATTTTCTAATATCAAATTTCTATAAAAATGAAAAATCTGAACACCCTCTTTGCACACCATATCAATTCGTTTACCAGTTCCGTCTGTTTTCCACATAACGAACATATCTATATTCTCTTGCTGTATTTCTCCGAATTGGTGAAACTTTCCTATATCATCAAATTGTTTTAATTCAGATCCATCTTTATAAACAACTCCCCAAGCCCAACGCTCTAAATCAGCTTTAATTGTAGTAAAACCGCTAGTGCTATTCTCATCTCTTTTATCAAAAGTATATTCCATAAATTTTTTATCTTTTAAGTTAATAATAAACGCGAAACCCCCACTCGTGAAAGCAGGGGTTACGCATTGTATTGCTTTCAACGTCATTGTATTGACTTATTTAATTTTCAAGCGATTACTTCTTTTCCTCACCACGTTTCAAAGCAGCTTCAGAAACTTTCGAGAAAGCTCCATCAGTAAGCGCATCTTGGTGCTCTATTTCTGTTGGCTTAAAGCCAGTAGAACACTCGTGAGCTAAATACTCTGCTTCACTTCCTTCAAATTCACAAACTGAACATCGATGTAATTGTTTAGACATAAAATATAGGGTTAATCTTTAGTAATAACACTACCGCTAGCAGTTCCGTGACCTGCGTCATCGATAACCTGCACCTTGTAGTATCTCCACACTGGGTTTGTCGTAGAATATGAACCTACTCCACTGACGGCTGCCAAACTTGCTTCGGCTTGAACTTCAACGTAAGTTACACCATCAATAGAACCCATAATCTTATACTTTATCGTAAGCGTTGCGTGTGTATTTTTTACAATATACGCAATGGACGAACAATTAGCTGTATCAATAATCGAGTCAGCTAAATCAACATACGAAGCTGTGGTTGTTTGAACGCCAATAGTGACAACATCTGCGTCCTTTATAACCCTAAACGTCTTTGCTGATATGTCTTTTGATACTCTAGTCATAAGATTTAAGCTGTTTCGTCATACTGGTAGTTCATAGTTGTCGTAGAACCAGCAGTAGCACTAGTATCTGTTTTTATTTGATGACATAGATAATCAGAGTAACCTGCGGCTGTTAGCGCTCCTGTTAGAGAGCCACCAATACCCAAGTTTGCTGTAGCTGGGACACTCGAAGGCATAGCTTGGTCAACTCTAGCAACTGCGGAAGCTGTAGGCGTTGCATAAGCTTTTGCTCCAGCGTATGAAGTCAATCTAGCATTTGTAACGTGCGCGTGAGTTCCACCAGCTCCTAAAGCACCAGTTCTCCAAACTTTCAAGTTATCAATCTTTGAACTTGTCCCAATATCTGTAACGTGAATTTTCTGATACTTAACATAAGTATTAGTATTCGGTGTCACAGGATATGCAACAGGGTCAAGGTTGATCGCATCAGTGCTACCCATATTTGAGTTTGTAATGTTGTGGGTTACGGTTTCCCCAGCGCCATTACTCTCATCTATTTCTACGGTAGCCGCTGCGTTTCCATTTAAGAGATGTATTTTTATTTTGAACATAAATAATATCTTAATTAACTAATAATGATTACTTTACAGGTTTATCTCCAAGAAGTTTAGTAATTTCTGCGTAAGCACCTTCTAACCTTAACTGATTATCTGTAATATCTTTCAATCCTTTTTCAAAAGACGCTTTTGTTTTTAACAAACCAGCCATTTCGGCAGCAATCTCTTTTCTTCGTGCTTCGAGCGGATTAACTACTACTTCTTTTTCTTTTACTACATTTTTTTTAGACATATAAGTTTCAATTAAATTATTAAATTAACCTGTATAAGCGTTTAAGTAGTGAACTACTCCATCAATAGTTATTTTGATTTTCTTGGAAGTTCCACCTGTTTCAGCTGTATCAGCTACCATTCCACTAACTGTATCAAGTTCCATAAGAGCTGTAATCTTATCTCCACCGTAGATATAGAACGCCTGATCCATTTGAGCAGCACCGTTATTAGTCATATAAACTAATTGATGACTACCAGTAACAGCATTTGCTTGATGACTGTCAAACCAAGCAGAACAAACGTGACTAGCTACTATAGCTTCACTAGCTTCTATCAATCCATAAATACCTGCGAGAAAACCACCAGCACCATTAAATGTTCCATCAGCACGAGCTTGACCATAAAGACCAATCAAAGTTCCGCCTGAAGAAGTGAAACCAGCAGAAAGTTTTGCTACACCTTGAACACCTCTAATACTTGCCGCTCCGTCTGCGTTTAAGTGAGTTTCACTATCAATACCCCAGTGAGTTCCAGTAGTTTTAATACTTTCAGAACGTAATTGAGTATTGTAATCTTCTGCGGTTAAGTGTCTATGAATTTTCAAACTTTCAGCAACTATATTCGGATCATCAGAGATAGAACCTATGATATTGAAATCAGAAAGCAAGGTTGTCCCTTGATTTTCATACAATCCTTTAGTTCCATCTGCTGCGTTAGTTTTAATAAACAAACAACCTTTAGCGAAACCTACACTATCAGCTGTTGGGACAGTTGTCCCTGTTGCCATCAAAACATTGCTATTTTCATCTTTCAAGATGACATTTACTGCTACAGAGTTTATTGTGAATGTTCTACCATCAATCTGAACTCCGTTTCTAATTCGGGAAATGTTTTTATCATTAACCATAAATTTTTTATAAATTAACTAACCTATTAAAACAATTTAGGCGAAGGGTGCAAATTTTGGAGAGATAACTTTGCTCAAAATTTCTTCATCACTATAATCTTCAGGGTGTGACAACCCAGACCATTTAGCGATTTCTACAATTTTTCGTGAATTGACTTCGGTTGATAACACTTCACATACACTTACAGGAAGTTTAGCAAGCCGAGCAGGGCACTCATCTAATAGATACACACCAGCATTAACTCTCTCTGTATCATTAACGTATGCCTTGTTTTTGAGCCAGACCAAAACCTTATTAGCTTTGACCTCTGTCTTTCCTTCAACACTAGGAACTTGTCCTTTTGCACCTTTTTTACTTTCTAATTCTTTTGCTGCTTTTGCAGCTGCTTTTTCTTCTTTCTTTGTCATAAAATTACAATTAAATTATTTATAATTTGAGTGACTGTATTGGAGAGAGCCGAAGCTCTCCCCTAACAATCACTCAATACCGACTAGGATATTGTGTAGAGCAAACCGTGAGAACGTCCAACTTCAGTCATAGAAAGTCCGAACTTACCTTGTAGGGTTTCTTTCTTTTCACGACTGGAAACATTAGTTTCAGGAACAAAACGTAGCTGATCATTAACTTTCCAGCCCTTCTCCATAAAGCGAGTATTAACTACTGCTACTTTGTCGTTAGGCATATCAATATCTACTACGAAAGGAATAACTCCAAAACCATCAGCTAAATAACCATCGAGTATTTGTCCGCCAGTTGTAGCATCACGAGTTGTGACGATACTATCAGCACCTGTGAACCCGTTAGCAATTCTCTTGTTTGTGACAGAGAGAACAATAGCATTAACAGTTCCACCAGCTGCACGAACATCATCAAGGATATTCTTCAAAGCTGTTTCAGTAAATGCACCACCTACGGCAGTTTTAATACCACCAGAAATATCAAGCAAGTGAGAAATCATACCACGAGTCATAGCAGGGTAAGCAGCTGTTCCAGCTCTTGCTGTTCCAAAGATAGCTGTTCTAGCAAGGTCACGCATAACACGTTCCATTGCTTCTGCTTTCAAAGTGACTTCAGTCATACCAAACTTACGAGCTTGGTCACTGTCTTCTTTAGAAAGGTCTACTAATTCCTCAACAATTTGGCAGTAGTTATCTACTGAACCTGTGCCTTCTGCCATTGCACGAGCGTCCACGACACCTTCTAGGTGCGCATTACCAATTATTTTACCAGAGCCAGATGTTCCGTGAGCTGCACCAGATGTATCTCCAGCACCTCTTTCGTAAACATCAACAGTTGTAGTTCCATTAACAACAGAAACAACTACTATTTCACTTTCAACGAGCAAGATATCTCCGACAGAGATATTACTTACATCTGTGATTGCGAGAGCAGTCGTATCAGATGCACTATCCCAACCATTTCCACCACTAGCTGTATACGCGAACGTAGGAGCTGTGTATGTTCTTGTTAGAACTTGATAATTGTCAGTTGAGAAAGGTGTTGCACGAGTTGAGAATAAATCCCAAACCTTTCCAAATTCTTTAGCCATTAAAGGGGTAATTCTCTCGGCAATAGCAATAATTTCAGGGTTGCTGATACTTGTGCTATCGGTGAGAGTTGTGTGTAATCCTAAATCCATAAATTTATAAATTCCTTGCGGAATGATTAACGAACCTTATAAAACAATTTAGTTATTTTTTTTCTTCAAGACGTTTCTTTCGTAACTCCTGAAGCTTTTTAGATTTTTCAAATAAGATATCCAATTCTGTTTTCGTTTTCTTATCACCCTTTTTCATAAGCTCATCAATTTCAGCAACGAGCTTTTCTTCTTCTGTTCCAGCTGGAGTATCATCGCTCTTGTCTATTTTATCACCTTTGTTTATTGCTGTGATTTTCGCACCTAACAATTTCGCATTAGTGGTAATATATTCAAGTTTTTCGCGTGGAGAAAATTTTTCTGGGATAAGGGCTAGATTTTCTTTCGGAATAGTTGTAAGAATATCCTTCAATACACTTTCAACTGATCCAACATACTTACCTAGTATTTCATCTTTTTGTTTAATGGTATCCAAAGCTTTTTCAAGTTCGCTACCACGAGTTTCCGCTAACTTCTGCCATTCACCTGTTTTCTTTAGCGCTTCTTCATCAGCTAACTTTTTATCGTTATTGATTTTTTCTAAATCTTGCTCTGCCTTTTTTTTGCTATCTAACATAGCGGCAATCGCTGGATTTATTTTTGCTAAAGCTTCCAAGTCAGCAGTCGCAACGTCTATCTTGATGTCGTCAGCTTTTTTTTCCACGAATGGAACTGGCTTACCATCAACAACTTTGACCTTACCTTCTGCATCAGCTTCAAACTTTACTCCGTCCACTTCTATGAACTTTGCATCTCCATCAGCGTTTCCGTTGAAAAGATGTAAAACAATTTTAGAAACATTTTTCTTATACATAATTTTTTTGGTGCGATGACCTTTAACTATTAAATCTGTTTTTAATTGCTCAATGAGCTGGAACAGACAAACCTAAGAAAACAAAACCGCAAACTATTTTTATACTGCTCACATTATACACCATATACTATTGTCAATGCAACTACCTGTGTATAACTCAAAGTAAAAGCGCAGTCGTTAGTGGCTACGCTTTATGCTACTTTTCTAATACTATACCGTTTAATGAAATTTGAGAGGATATTTCTATACTCAACTTCTGTCAATTGCAGCTTAAATGGTATTAACAATTCAAGCTTATTATGACATTCACGGCACAGCACATAAAGACCACCCTTACCACCAAAAAATCGCTTCGGGAGTATGTGGTGGCGTGTCCTACAATTTGCTTCTGTATATTCTCTTTCACATACAGGGCAATAACTAGTGACAGTTTTCTTGCACACAACTTACTCCTTTCTTTTTAAGTTATAAAGAACTAAATTTATTTCAAATCAGGTCGCATTAAAAGTGTATGTCTACAGTTCGGGTGAAATGGTGGCTCGTTATCTCCGAGCGCTTCATATTCCTCACTGTTTCCACTGATCGAATAAATCTTACCTTCCTGCTCTGCACATATCGGATCATCAGCTCCGTGCGAAGAAATTTCTACAATATCTATATTAAAATCACCTGCTCTATTTGTTACTCCTTCATTATTTGCAGATAGTAATTGTGTGCGTGTAAGCATTTCAGAATACTGCTCTAAACTCCATTTATTACCACCTCTATCAACGAGAACTGTGAACCCTTGTTTTTCAAAAGCTGATTTCACTGTCTTCGCAATTTCTTTTACGCTATCTCCTTCTAATCTTCCTGTCGCAATAGTTTGCTGGACTTGTCTGCGTAACGTATCATTCAAAATTCTTTCAGCACCTTTTACATAACTAGACATCGTATTACCAAAATCTAAATAGGCATCTGATAGCAAAGTATTCACTGCTTCTAAATGCACTTTCATTTCTGGCACTGTTCGCAATAAATCTACTGTCATCGGTTTTAATTCCATACCCTTCGGAGTTTTGAAAGGAATACTTTTCAAATTTTTAATCGTCTGGTTCATACCAGAAACATAGCTTGCAGAAATTCCTTGTATAAGCCAATCACGAATACCTGCATCAGCAGATACAGCAGAACTTTTTATCATATTCATTACCTGTGCTTTTTTTGTTACTGTGAGTTCAGTTCCAATAGCATCAAGTATTAGCTTTCTACCTTCGTTATCTAGTCCCTTGACAATCTTCAATAACTGCTTTACATCAGCAGTTGTTTCTAACTTCGCTAAAATTGGTCTAGGGTCAAAAGTCATAATTAAAAAATGTTAGATGCAAGACGGATTACTACAATCAATAAAAAAATAGATACTAACAACACACCAAAAAAAGAAAAATAACTTTTCAAAAATACAATCCAATTTATTGTCTTCAATCGGTCTTCTAAAAGCTTCAAGTTATCTCCAACCTTTTCTTCTATCTCTCTATGTATTTTGTTTGTGCGTGGAAAATATCCCATAAAATTATTTCGTTAGTGGTAATAAATTATTATCTTGTATCACTTGCAAAAAACAAGAAGCAAAACCCTGTGTCATTTGCTCCTCTAAATTGTATGCTCTCATCTCTGCATCTCCACCGTCCATCTGCGTAGCCATCATTTCATTGGCTATCATACTCTGGGTTTCATTATAATCGTGTATAGCGTGAATAAGCTCGTGCCAGAATGTTTCAATTTGAGCCATACGGCTATCTTTTGAGTTTATTGAGATAATATATGTCATTGGGTCATATTGTCCGTGTAGGTCTACTAGCGCTTCAATGCTAACCTGTATTTCTCTGCTACCTATTTTGATTACTTTGGGTATATTCATAAAATTATAGTTGTGGTGGATTTTTAATATCGATCCCTGCAATCTTGTCTTCATCAGCTATTCTTTTGAGTTCTTCGTCAGCTTCTTCAGAACTATAACCTTCCATTCTAATCATCGCTGATTTCTTGGAAGTCAAACCTGACGTTACTTTTATGCTTTCTGTATTGGCTTGTAAGTTTTCATCTACTGGGAGAATATCTGCGAAATCAATACGGACATCTTTGTCGTATTTAATATCCTTCAACTGAAAACCAATACGAAACATATCATTTATTGCTCTCTTGATTTTTCCACGTTTTCTATCAGCTCTACGAATAGCACCGAATAATTGTATTCTCAAACTCTCAACTCTTTCAGGCATAGCAGATTTTAACAATTCAAACATAGGAACTGCTGTTGAAAAAGAAATCATCTTCATCTGGCTCGCAACGTGTTCACGAGCATCAGTCATCAATGGATTTTCATTTGTAATATACTTTGCTTCACCACCATCTTTAGTGACTGCGATAGCTTCGAAAACTTCTAGCTTTCCGTCTTCATTAAACATATCAGCAGGCAACTGCATTTTTGCATCAAGGTTCTTTAAGAACTGCGTAGACATTTGCGTAACCCTTTCATTTATTTCTGCAAGGGGAACTACAATATCAGCGAGATCGGACTTACCAAATCCATAATCATTTTTTATTGTGTTATCAATCTGACGAATACAAGTATCATCAATATCTATAGTTTCAGTTTCTTTTATTTCTGTTTTACCTAAAAGTGCTGCCATCTTTTCCATAGGATAACTTTCTGTAATCACTCCACGCTCATCGGTTTTCCAAGCTTTTCTTTCAATCACTAATTTTTGATTAACAACAGAATAGTGCTTTGTCAATAACAATAAATCTTTTGACAATTCGCTCGCAGCAGGGTCGCGCTTATACGTTGCTATAACAATCGAGCCATCTGACTGTGGGAAGTATTGGTCTTGCGGAATTATCTCTATGTGATACTTACCAAGCTCATCAAGCCAACCTAAAAGAGCGGCATATCCATATTCGGATTGTCCGCCACCTATATCTGAAATCATTTCTTTCAAATCATTTTCATAAACTACTTCAGCAATAAAAGTTTCTACTTCGGTATTTATATCACTGGCTTTAATTACCATTTTATCTAAATCACCAACTACAAAGTCAGCATAAAAATCTACCACACGCGCAGGGATAGGGTTTGAGATATACACCAAATCTTTTTTATTCTCGTATTGATTTTTAATAATTTCGTGCAAACCTAATACAGCATATTGGTCGCCTTCGTAAAGACGCTTATAACTTTTCAAGGAAGTTAGTCGGTCACGTTCTACTCCACTTGGGAAAAAATTTGGTGCTGGTTTCATAAATTTTATTTGTTAGTTTGTAATCTGCCCGTTCCAGTTGCAATCTGTTGCTCTAAAGCAAACTTCCTTACTTTCTCATCTGCGTCTGCTTGTAGTTTCTTTTCAATTTCATTATTTGACTTCACGAGTTTGTTTGATTTTAATACTCTACATCTTACACAAGCTGGCTTCTCATCTATAAGGTGTATTATACCACCAACTTCATTTTTCTTAAAAATAACATTAGGGCAATATCCACACATTGTCCCTTCCTTTTTAATTATTTTTTTCCAATTTAATTTTTTCATTTTCTTGTTTGAACACAGTTATTATATTTTCGACTAGATTATTTGCAGGCACTTTCAAATCTAAAGTAATTATATTATCGTTCGCAGGAATAAAACCAGTTACATTTCTCCATTCAATCTGATATGTAATTCTATCAACAAGTTCTTTCTTAAATTTCTCTATCTCTAAATTCACCTGCGGTATGAAAATGCGGTCTATCAGATGGCACAGTATTTTTCTTTGCATTTCAATTTCCATTACTTACATTATATTACAACCTATCAACAATCGCAACTATGAACAGCGCGATGACAGGCAACACAAAGAGTTCTGCCATTATCAAGAGCCAATCTCAATTCAGGATAATCCTTAAACGATTTTATGTGGTCTGCTTCTAAATCTCCACCCCTTTGACCACAAAAAACACAAGTATAATCATCACGAATAAATACACCTTCTCTCCAAAGTTTATATTCTATTGTTGACATTATTTGTTGTCTTTCAGTTCTATTTTTTTCTGAAACTCCACCCTTCCAAAAATTAGTTTTATCCCCACTATGGGCTTTAGCCATTTTAATTCTAGTAGCAACCGATTTTTTACTACCAGTTTGAGCAATTCTTAATTTCTCTATATGTTCTTTTGAGAGTTTTTTACCAGTCAACGAAGCAGAAATTTTATCTCGTCTATCTTTTGAGTATTTCTTGCCCACATTAAGCTTATGACCTTTGGTAAACATACATAAATTATATCATAAACGGTCTATTTTAGCGACAGCTCTAGCCGTTTTCTTGTTAATAAGTCCGAGTATAAAATAAAAAAAAG